GCTTCAGGCATAGGTGGCATACCAAAATTTTGTCCATCATGTTCGGCAGGTGGTAATCCAGCGAGGTCGCGTAGATACTCTTCTAACTTAGGGTCAGGAACTATTGCACCTGTTTGTACCAAGTTGCCAACGAATCCAGCAATCTCATTCAAATCAACATGGCTTACTTCACCATAAGTTAAATAAGGAGCGCGAGAAACATCCATGCCATTTAATTTTAGTAGGCGAGGGATTGCGTGTTGGTTCATTACCTCAGCAATATTTTTAGCAATTGCATCAACTGACATCGACCATAAATCCATCTTGGAAGTTCCAAGGGCGTAAGAGCCAACTCGGTCAGAGCCAAGAAGAATAAAGTCAGAAAGGATTGACATTGCAATTCTTTGGTCATAGCGCTGGATAACTTTGTCGGTATCAAACTGACGAGAACCGCCTGAAGATAGAAGAACTAAATCAAATACTTTGTGTCCTTGGTCGTCATACATTGAGGGCATAACAATTCCCTCTTGCTCATTGCGCTTAATAGATGTAACAATATTTTGGATTGATGCTAGAACTGAGGCTTGCTCGGCTGTTGCTGTTGATGAAAGGAACTCAGGTGGCACATAAGCAACTGGTAAACCTGCTAAGTCACGCTCGATACCGATTGCTTCAATCTCTTCGATACGACGCTTGAAGTACCAAGCGCGATAAGCATTACGAAGAATGGAGCGACCTTCAGGGTTATTCTTTTGTGAACTGGTACGGAATAGCAAAGCCTTCTCGATTGGAATTTCATGGATACCGCCCGAGGATGGGTCTACTTGAACCATTCCTTGAATACCGCCATCTTCATCCATCATCCATCGGAATAAAGTTTCTTGGGCGCGAATAGGCATCTTGCGCCAACCAATACGACCATCATTAAATTTAGATTTATGCCTTGGGTCTTTATTGTCACCGTGTCTTACTTTGTAAACAATTTCGTGGAATGAGAAACCAAAGACCAACATAGAAAGCATTTGAGATAAAGCAGAGTCCCAAGACTCACTCATATCATGAAGGCAAGATTCTACAAACGCCGCTACTTCTTTATCCTCTTTAGAAATCTCTCCATCTTCAGAATTATCTGAGTAAGGGTCGATGCGCCATTCAAGACGAGTAACAACTTTTTCAATTGCATATAACATTGAGCCGATGGTCGGGTCATTGTCCGCCATCTCTCGATAGATTCTTGCACCGCGTAATCCGCGGAGATTGACTAAAAATTCTTCAAAGACCGTTCCACCTGAACGGCGTAAACCAGTAGAGCCTAACTCTTGTAAATCGGGTGTTACTTTCTCAGCCATCTAAACCTCTACTCTTTAGTTGCTAATCCTATGACGATTGCAATTGCTTGTTGTTGAGAAAATCCCGCACTTACCAACTCCGAAAATAATTCGTGAGTTTGAATGGCGAAAGCCCCCAAAACAGACACGACTCCTTCACTATGGGGTGAAAGGTTATCGTACACCCGATGATTATACCGTTAAGCGAATTTAGCCTTTTTACTCTCCGTCTGACACTAACTCAAAAGAATTCAATCTCTTGGATGTTAAGTCATTAAAAGATTTTACTGCCAATTCTCTGTCGCCAACTTGAGCAAAAAGACGATTCTCTAACTCAACACCATTGATGTCGTAACGACGCAAAAATATGTGATAAGGCAAAGAGTATTGTCCAATATTCAACTCAATCTCAACATACTCGTTATGAGTAATCTCTTTTGAGACATACGGCTTACCGCTTGCATTGACAACAACTTTTGAGCCTTGTAATTTCTCCGTGAAGAAATCTACCCACATTGTCATTTACAACCCCTTTCAGGAATTTATTAACCCCATGATACTACATCAGGGTTAGAAAGGTGCAATATCAGATATAGGCGTACTCCAAGGGTCTGTGGCTAGGTTTGTATTCGGTGCATCTGTGCGCTTAGGTGTGCTTACTTGAGCGACTGTATGGCGCTTCATATCGACGCCTATGTTCCAAGCAGTAACTACAATCTTTGAGCGTTTAGCACCCGTTGTTTTATCATCCCAGTTTTCTTGAACTGCGGTGCCTATGACAATTACTGACATTCCCTTACCTAAAGAATCTGCACAGTTTTCAGCAATCTTGCCCCATGCTTTTACATCCCAAAAAGTTGTATCTACATTGTCCCAAGTTCCGTCAGGTTTCTTACTGGACTTAGATGTAACAACTGTAAAGATTGCTAAGGCTTTACCGTTGGGAGTAAATTTTAATTCAGGGTCATTAACTATATTTCCTGTAATTGTTATTGGTGCGCTCATGCTGTGTGCCTTTCGTTAGTTATTGGTTTGGCGATTATGTTTAGTTTTTTTCTTATGTTGTCGCGTTCATTTAGTGATGTTCCACCCCAAATACCCGTTACTTTGTAATGTAGCGCATAGGTCAGACATTCTGTTTTTAATACGCACCCGTTACAAATCTTTTTTGCTGTTCGGTTTTCATCTGTAATTCCTGAACCTTCAGGGAAGAAGAACTCCGTCGGTACCCCCGAGCAACTCGCTCCCTGAAACTTCCAAGGCATCATAATTTTCTGCAATGTTTTCCTCTCCAACAATTAGGCGATACGGGGAAGAGGCATCTAACTTAGCCAAAATTCTGCCATTACGCCATACTTTGCCAGCAACAACTCCATCATAAAAATTAACTTTAGGCTTTACTAGAGAGTCACACTCTTGCCAAAAAATACATCGAGAACAATAGTTAAGCGCTGGTTGTACTAAATCTAAATTGTATTGGTCAAATACCCACGGGTCAGCATCACGGCACGGCGCTTTAGAAGTGAATGAACCCATGTTGTAATTTTAGCGCTTGGCTTCATCATCGTTATTTATCTCGGGAGTCTTGCGTGTCGCCCATTCACCGTAGCGCTCTGTAATCAATTTATTTAATAATTCAATTCTTTGTTTTTCATCAAGTGGTCTATTTGTCTCTGAGTCCGACATCATCGTCACCTTCCCAATTTTTTAATCCGTGGTGAACTAAACCAAGATGTCGCCAATCAGGATTTTGGTCATCGGCAAGTGTAAGAGTCCAGTAATCCTTATCGCCTTCACCCATCCATTCAGATACAAGAACCCATCCTGTACAGATTGCTGGTTCAACAAAAGCGATGCGCCCGATTTCGGCGAGCGCATCGTCTATTGCTGAAGGTCTTTTCTGTTCATCACTTCCCATTTAGGAAGGCTAATACCAAAAGTTAGAACTCCAAAAGCGCCACGCCGAACAGGGATTTTTATATCTGTGTTCAATATAAATGAATCCACGACTTACTTGTTCCTCAACTGTTAAGTCAGGGTCAAGTCCAAGTATCTGTGGAATTCCGCCAGCATGAAGTTTTTCTCCATTTTGATATACAACAGTTTTATTGTAGGCATTAGGACGCCAATTTGATTCTTTGGTCCAAAGCGATAGCAAACATTCCCATTGAGCGGGTGTATCCCAACCCATTGTGCTTAATTGTTTTTGGGCATAAGCCATTGATGCTTCGGGATTGCGTTCAACAAGTATTGGTTTCATTACCACCTCAGACGCTTTTGCTTCAGGGTCAGGTGGGATATGAAATGGATTTAGAAGTATAAATCCAAGTATAAATAATGCGACTGGAACTGGTTTCGTAATAACTTTTTCATAGAATCGCATATTCCTCCGTTGTTAGGGGTGAACATTTTTCGTTACTGGTTGTAACGCTTCTATGTTGTCAGTATTGGACTGACCTCACTTTGGCTAGTAGGTGTTTTGCGAACCTTGTTTAAGGGTACATCATGAAGATGAATGAGTGTCAAGGATGGGCGCTCGGTGGCGGAGCGATGAAAGTTACGCTAGAGAGAGGACGGACGCGTAACAGGCGCTACTACGCCACCGAACTATTGGGTACCCGTAGCAATGATACCCCACACATAACCATGAAAGGAAAAAGGTGGTTATGTGGTTCATCCCGTCAATCTAAGAAGAGACCGACGGGATGAATTCTATTAGTTATTTGACGCTTTTAAGCAATAAATTTAATTCTGCTTTTATTGCTTTTGCTTTTTCGCCTCTCCAGCCACTCAAGTTAGATAACGCATACATAACTACGGATTCCGCTGAATCAGCGTAGTATTGGTCGTTGATTGAATCTAACTGGATTAAAGGCTCAACATAAGGTTTGGCGTAGACATAAAAACTTTTGCCAGCGCACTCCTGTTGAATCTCTCTTCCAATCTCACTTAGAGACCTCACGCTTTGTAGATTACTCATTTTTTCCTCGCTCTCAATTCGCTCACGATTTTTTGAACATAACAGTTGTAACAAACCTGTTTGCCCTCTCTGTAAAGAACAGTCACGCAACCGCAATGACACTTTTTCATCTTCTGTCCCCCTCTCGGAACAGTTCCAATTATACCCTACTGGGGTTTAGAAATCAAACTAAACCGCGCTAATTTTTTTGCCCGTGCCTTTTCAGCCTGTTCTGCGAGCGATTTATTCA